ATAATCCGCACATAAACAAATGAGGAGTAAAGAAGAAATGATAGATAAACTGCAAATAACAATGCTGAAAATTGGGGACGTGAAGCCTTATGAACGCAATAACAAAAAGCATCCAAAGGAGCAGATTGATAAGCTGGCAAAGCAGATAGAAGCTCACGGATTCGACGTTCCAATAGTTGTTGATGAAAATAAAGTGATACTGAAAGGACACGGACGTTGGGAGGCAATGAAGCAATTAAAGATGAAGGAAGTGCCCTGTATCGTGCGAACTGATTTAACAGAGAGCCAGAAAAAGGCCGCAAGAATTGCAGATAATAAGCTAGGCGAGCTTGCAGAATTGGACTTGCATAATTTGAAGCTTGAAATGGCAGACTTGCAATTAGGTGGGGTTGAAGTAGAGCTTACCGGGTTTAGCGATTGGATTTTAGAGCCAGAATTTAGTCCAGATTTGCCTGATGAAAACAAAGACAATGTTTCTCCAGAAGAAAAATTAGTGTTAATTGTTACGCTAGAAAACCAAGATGACAAGCAACAATTATTTAATGAATTAAGAGACCGTGGTTACAAGGTGAAAGTATGAGTGACCACGGCATTCCGTACATGGGAAGCAAAGCAGGAATAGCGCCAAGCATTGCGATGAATTTCCCTGCGGCCGATCACTTCTATGATCTGTTTGGCGGTGGTTTTTCTATTAGTCACTACATGATTGAGAAGAAAGCAAACAAGTTTAAATATTTTCATTATAATGAGATCAAAAAAGATGTGACTGAGTTAGTTCAAAAGGCTATCAATGGCGATTTTAATTATGACAAGTTCAAACCAGAATGGGTTTTACGAGAGGACTTCATTAGATTAAAAGATACTGATGCTTATATCAGATGCTTGTGGAGTTTTGGGAATAATCAGAAAGACTATTTATTTGGTGAGGATATTGAGCCTTACAAGAAATCTATGCATATGGCGGTTGTATTTGGAGAGTTTGACGCGCTGGCATATGAAGTATTTGGATTTAAAGAATGGCCAGCAATCGCTAAAACAATAACCCAAAGGCGTTTTTATTTGCGACAAAAAATGGATTGGTTTAATAAAAATAAACGAATACCCAAATGTTTGTACCGATATTTATCTGAGAAACAGTTGACAAATATAGGTAAAACTGATAATTTAAAGCAACTGGAGCAACTGGAGCGACTGCAGCGACTGCAGCGACTGCAGCGACTGCAGCGACTGCAGCGACTAACTATCACCGCTGTAGATTATCGACAGGTTGAAATCCTACCTAATTCCGTTGTTTATTGCGATATTCCGTACGCAGGCACCGCTGATTATGGCAGCTTTTCGCACAAAGAATTTTTTAATTGGGCAGCAACAAGAGAATTTCCTGTGTATATTTCCGAATACAATGTACCTGACCCAAGATTTGAGCTTGTTTATTCTATTGATAAAAGAGTTTTGCTAACGATGACTGGCGATAAAAATAAGCAGGCGGTAGAAAAATTGTATTGGAATAGAATTAAACCAGAGACCTTTTGACCGCGCTAATCAAGTGCGTGCCGTCTTTTCGCAAATCGCTGACACTGAAAATATCACAGCCAAGAATTTTGAGCCGCAAGATTTCGTTTTCAAGCTCGCTCGGTTTTGCAAAAAGAAAAATCATTGTGGAAATCTCGCTTCAAATGCCTTTATAGCAGTATCGGCGATAAAGATTGCGTCTTGGCAGCTTTCACCCGCAGCGATGGCAGCGTTATAAGAACTCAACCAAACTTGTTCTTGTGTTGTCATGATAACTCCTGATATAAATAATCTCACAATTGAGACAATTCATTTTTATTGCATTATGCGAGCGATTGCAAGAAGTTTTTGACAAGCACGCCAGAAATAGAATACCATTGACTTGACGGACAACAACTTTTTTTAGGCGGCATCATGGGCGGCAGCGGATCAGGCAGGAAACGAATAACACCCATCACTGATGGCGTAAAAAAAATGATTATCGTTGCACGAAGTTTTGGCATGAAATGGGACGACATTAATACCTCACTAGGATACCACTTTAATGCAAAGTATATTGATGATTTTCGACGCCAAAACCCAGAATTTGATGCTGAATGTGAGGTGGCTTTTTTTAACAGAAAGCTATCGTTTGCTCAGAAATTGGAAAAAGCCGCACTGCCGAATGAAGGCGGAGTCAATACTACTCTTGCAATAAAGTTCGCAGAGAAATATGGCATCTTCGAAAAAGAATTAAAAACAGCAATGACTGCAGTGCAGATAAATAGCGGTAATGACGGTAATACAATCAATGTCTGCTTTGTCGATGCGCCACTGCCACAACTGCCCGCATCGGAAACTATCGATGGCACGCCAAATTGAACTCCCGTCAAAACTAAAACCCTTTTTCAAACCCACCAGGTACAAAGTCTCATACGGCGGGCGAGGTAGCGCGAAATCGGAAAGCGTTGCCCGAATACTGATTATCAAATCCATGCAAAGTCAACGCAAAATTTTGTGTTGCCGGGAATATCAAAACTCGATCAGAGATTCAGTTCATGCACTACTCAAAAGCGTGATTGTAAGTCACGACCTCCTGTATCTTTTCGATATTAATTTCAATTGTATTCGCTGTAAAAAAACTGGCTCTGAATTTATTTTTGCTGGCCTCGCTGAACACACGGTCGATTCGATCAAATCGCTTTATGGTTTTACGGACGTGTGGATCGAGGAAGCGCAGCGGCTTTCCCGCCGTTCAATGGATTTACTCTTGCCGACTATTAGAGCTGCAGGATCGGAGTTTTACTTCACATTCAATCCTGAACTTGAAAGTGACCCGGTTTACAAACGCTTTGTTGGCGAGCCTGATTCGCAAGACGACGCGATAGTTATCGAAATGAATTACGCTGACAATCCCTGGTTCCCTGATGTTTTAAAGACTGAAATGGAAGCTTGCAGACGGCGTAGCAATGATGACTATTTACATATTTGGGAAGGCAAGACACGCTCATTTACAAAGGCATCGATATTGGGTCACTTGATAAAAGAACAAGCGTTTGAGCCAGCGGCAAGCTGGATTCCGTATTACGGAATAGACTGGGGCTTTAGCGCAGATCCAACAGTTTGCCTTCGTTGTTTTGTGCAAGACAGAAAATTGTATATTCGAAACGAATTTCACGCTCACGGAATAGAAATCAACGACTATCCGAAATGTTTCCAAACTGTACCGGGAGCCAATAAAAACGAGCTTTGGGCAGATAATTCTCGACCTGAATCGATTTCTTATTTAAACAACCCACAAAATTTTGAAGATAAAAAACCTTTGCGAGTCAAAGCCGCTGCAAAATGGGCAGGCAGCGTCGACGATGGGATTTTGTGGCTTCGATCGCTTGATGCAATTATCATTCACCCAGATTGTAAGGCGACAAGTTTCGAACTTTCGAGGTATAGTTGGAAAGTAGACAAATTGACAGGAGACTTATTACCAATTCCGCTAGATGCACAAAACCATTGCGCAGACGCGATTAGGTATGCTTGTGGTCGCTTCATAAAACGAAAAGTCACGCTATTTGATGCAACGTAAGAGGGAAACGATTGTGAAGAAACAAACTCAAAAATCAGTTCGAGGCTTTATCAAAACCAATGCGATAAAAGAGATCAAAAATAACGGCGCGCTTTTCAACTTCACAAGAATGGCTGCGCGACCTTCCGAAGTTTCAAAAACTGATGGCATTGCAAACAATCTGCGTTACAACAATTTGACTTTGAACCGCATGTTGCTGACCGAAATGATTCAAGAACATGGCTTGATTAGACGCTTTTTGCGCCAGCCAATCGATGATGCATATCGCGGCGGAGTAAAGATCAAATGCGATGAATTATCCGCAGATGAGATGGCTGTACTTGAACAAAAAATGGAAAAAGAGGAAGACCTGGAAAGACTAAAAGACGGACGGTTTTGGGCTGACGGCTTTGGCGGCGGCGGTATTGTTATAAATGCAGGCCAGGAATACAGCGAGGAATTTTCGCTTGAGCAAATTTCCAAAGGCGACAAAATTGAGTTCTACGCTGTCGATCGCTGGGAATTATCGATGCAACAAAAAGGCAATATTCTTGATCAAACCGAAGATCATGATCCTGAAATACCATACAACTATTATAATCACCGCTTGCACAAGACTGCGGTGTTAAAAATGATCGGCGACCCTGCTCCTTCGCTGATTCGCGGGCAGTTTTCGGGTTGGGGCGTGTCGAAACTTGAAGGCGTTGTCCGAAGCTGGAATCAATATCTCAAGCAACAAGAGGTCGTTTATGAGTTGACCGATGAAGCAAAAGTGGATGTATTTCGTTTGAACGGCTTTGCTGAAAGCCTCTTGTCTGAAGGCGGAGCCCAAAAAGTTGCCGAGCGCGTGCAATTATCTGCAGAATTAAAGAATTACAAATCTGCATTGGTTATCGACAAAGAAGATGAATACGAGTCGAAAAGCGTCAACTTTACGGGAATTTCTGAGATCATAAATGAGAACAGGAAGGGCATTGCGGCGGATTTTGGTATGCCCTGCACAAAACTGTTTGGATTGAGCGCAGCGGGCTTTTCTTCCGGGGAGGATGACCTTGAAACTTACAATGCCAAAGTAGAATCTGATTACCGCACAAAAGACAAGCACATTTTGGTGTTTATGATTCAAGCGCGCTGCCAACAATTGTTTGGATATATACCCGACACCATATCGATTGAATACAAGCCATTGCGTGTCTTGAGTGCAGAACAAGAAGAAGCAATTAAAGACAAGAAATGTGACAGAGTTTTGAAATTAAAAGAGCAAGGCATCGTAACCTCGGAAAAAGTTGTTGAGCTTTTAAATAGTGAAAAGATTTTTACATTGGATTTGGATCCAAACGAGGTTGAGGATCAGTTGTCACAAGACGGCAAAACTGCCGATTCAATAAATCCTGATGAGGGGGGGTAAAATCTGACGGTTCACAATCGAGCGAGGAAATTTCTGATGTTTCATTGAATGGCGCACAAATAACCAGTCTTGTTAGTTTGATTGCGGAAGTTAGAAATGGCAATTTGCCAAAAGAGTCAGCGCGTTTGATAATTAGAACAGCATTTCCAACCTTTGATGATAAATTGGTAATGAAAATTTTGAATCCAATCGAGGAAGATTTTGCAGATGAAAAAGAAAGAACTGCAGCCAGCTCAAGCTCCGCACTCATGGGCAAACCCGCTGCAAAGCGAAATTGAACGTTTGTTTTATGCGCTGTTTTTTGTTCCGATGATGAAACACTTAGATGATGTAAAAGACAATGCAGCGCCAAGCAAATCGGCGTTAATACGAGCAATCGACAACGACACGTTAGTGTATCGAGACGGCGCATTTGAGGGTGAGCGTAATTCGACAATTTCGCGCTTATTAAAAAATATGGGCGCAATCTTTAATCGAACTCGAAAAGCCTGGATGATACCGACTGAAAAATTGCCTGTCGATATTAGAAACGCAATCGGTAAAGCAAATCAACGATCGGCTGCACGTGAGCGGTCAGTTGCATCGGCGCTGCATGAGATACACCAGACCGTAAAAGAGATAATGCCAAAATTCAGTTTTCAAGGCTATTCTCGGGAAACGCTTTTAAAGATGGCTGATAAAGTGCGAGCAACAATACCAGCCGAAGTCGCGTTGCTGCCGAAAATTGATCTGCACGCACAAAAAAAGCTCAACCAAGACTACACTGACAATGTCCGTTTAAGTATTGTTGGATTTTTGGATGATGAAGTTTTGCGTTTTCGAGACAAGATTTTGCCGCAAATTCGCAAGGGATTAAGCAGAAAAGAAATGCAACAATATGTTGATGCTAGGCTTGGAGTTGCCAGGGAACGAGCGAAATTCATCGCACGTGAGGAAACGAGTCTGTTCACATCGAAATTAAAAGAGGTACAATACAAGTCAGCGGGTATTGAAAAATATCGCTGGAAGGCAATTGGCGGCTCGCGGGGCGACGGCAGAACAAGGGAAAGTCATATGCGAGCAAATGGGCTGATTTTTTACTTTGGGCGTGACAGAAATGATGATGGGATATCGAAGCCGGTCAATGCCAGAGGGCAAGCAACAGACCCAGGAATCGATTTTGGTTGTCGGTGCCAAGCGGTGCCAATTGTGGAGAGTATTTAATGAAACTCGATGAAATGGATATTAAAGACTTGCTCAAAGAAAAAAGCGAACTTGAAAAACTGGCAAAAGAAAAAGAGTGTCCAGGCATCAGTAAAATGCTGCGCGAAATTAACGATGTGATTAAAACTCGCAATAACAAATTGGAGAATAATATGGATTTGAAAAACAAGAAAATAGCAGTGCTTAAATCAAACGCCAGTGCGGCAGTGAAGCTTGCGGCAGTGAAAAAACTTGATAACTGTTATGCAACCAAAAAGAATGATGCATTAAAAG